ACTTCAGAATCAGGTTCTGCAGGTACAGCAACAGCAGGATTAAGATTTGGTGGTAATACACCAGAACCTGCAAAAAATAGAACAGAGTCTTGGAATGGAACTGATTGGGCTGAGCAAGCAGATATTAATACTGCAAGAACTGAATCATCAGGACTTGGAACATCGACAGCCGCTTTTATGGTCTCAGGTAGAACATCACCTGGGTCTTCAGGATGTACAGCAAACGTTGAAAGTTGGAATGGTTCGGCTTGGACTGAAACAACAGAGGTAAATACAAAAAGAGGAAACACTGGAAGCGCTGGCTCAACAACTTTAGGTATATTTTTTGGTGGTAAAGAGGGATCAGACAGTGCACTTACAGAAAAATGGAATGGTTCAGCTTGGACAGAAGTAGGAGATTTAAATCAAGCTAGACAATATCTTGGTGCAGCAGGTGGTAGTGCAGATTTAGCATTAGGTTTTGGAGGAAATACTCCAAGTGTTACTGCAAATACTGAAGCATGGAACGGGTCAAGTTGGACAGAAGTTAATAATTTATCAACTGCAAAAGCATCTACAAAAGGAACACCTTCAGCTACATCTACAGCTACTTTAGCTAGTGGAGGAACACCACCTGATTTAACTTCAACAGAAGAATTTACAGCAACTGCAGCAGTAGTTACAGTAACAACTTCATAGTTGACTTTCTAATATAAAGATATATATAACAGTTAACAGAAGGATAGAAATGAATAAAGAAAAACGCAATATTGCGACTAAGCTAGAGACTGAATCTAAGTATTTAACTAATATATTAGATAAAGAAGACGTCAAAGATTTTAAAAAATTAATACCAGAACTCCAAGATACTTGGATGAAGAAACAAATGTTTCGTACAGAAACAGAAATGAGATTCTCTGTATTGTCTGATAATAAATATCCAACGAAAGCTGCTAAGTATTGGCAATCAGTAAGAGAACAGAATACTCACTTTGAGAACTTAGTTCACTTATCCTTTGATGCTAGGAAGAATGAAGTAGAGATAGAAAAATTACAGAGAGATCTTAAAAAAGAAAAAGACCCAATAGAAAAGAAAATGAAACAAATAGAGTTAGAAGAAAAACTTTATGGCAAGGCAAGTATGGAGTTAGTTGCTAAACACAGAATGAGAGAAGTTGCAACATGGTCTAAACTTAAAAAAGAGTTTGATGATGGCAACTTTGACAAAACCGATGTAGATAAACATCAAGCACATTCTTACATGTTAAGATTACAACATCAAAAAAATACAATAACACCAGGCACATCACAACCTGAAGTGTTTAATGTTTTAGGTCAGCTTGATACACTTGAAAGAGTGATTAGAGATAAAGAGTTGCAACCACCGAAAGAAAAAAAGAAACTGAAGTAATATGAAATTTGACTTTTGTTATTTAGGTCAGACTGTTTTAAAGTACGAGGTACCATTAGAGATCTTTGTTGGCCTTAATGAGATCTATGAGAAACAAAAAAAACAGTTGCCCTCAGCTACTAAACAACTTGTTGGCAAAATAGAAGATGAAGTATCTTTATATTATTCTGGTCCCAACAATGATAAGATGCACCAACATTGTTTCTTACCACAAGATATTCTTAAATGGTTTCATACTGTCTTTGATCATTACACAGATTGGAATAAGATAGGTCCAACACAAAAAAATATAAATTCTATTTGGGTTAATGAAATGAAAGCACATGAATATAATCCAATACATATTCATCAAGGTAAACTCTATACAGGTCTATCTTCTGTGATGTGTTTAAAGATGCCTAAAGATACAGGTATAGAATATTCAGCGCCTGATAAACCGATGAATGGACGATTACAAATTATCGGATCTGCTAACGGACAATTTGCTAAAACAGATTATTCTCCTAATATGAAGATAGGAGACTTTTATGTTTTTCCTTATGATATGAGACACTGTGTATACCCATTTAACGGAACAAAAGAAAAGAGAAGAACTTTAGTTTGTAATGTTGATGTTGATTACAACCCAGTAGCATCACGAACAGGATCAGGGCAAAACGAATGATACCAAGAATGCCAAGATGGCAATCTTATGTTGCCACAACTACAGAACCTATATTTACACCGCAGCAATGTCAGATGATTGTGAATGAAGGACATCAGCAAAAACCTGAGAAAGCTTTAGTTGGTGGAGGAGCTAAAGGTGCACATGATACAAAGAAGCGAGTAACAACAATTAGTTGGATACCTTTTGCTAAGATGCCTGAGATGTATAAACAAATAGAGAATCAACTCTCTATTGTAAATTTAAATCATTTTGGTTTTGATGGTGTAACACTTACAGAGCCAGCACAATTTACAGAATATCCTAAAGGTGGTTTTTATGATTGGCATATGGATCTAAATGCTTTTGGTCAAGAAGGCCAGAATCCTATTAGAAAAATATCTATGACTTTATTATTGTCAGACCCTAAAGATTTTACTGGAGGCGATTTAATGTTTTCAGAAATGGGTGGCGAGAAGCCTTTACCCTTGAAACAAGGACAAGCTATATTCTTTGCATCATTTTTAAGACACAAAGTAGCCCCTGTTAAAAAAGGTATAAGAAGATCTATGGTTATGTGGTTTGGAGGACCGCCATTAAAATGAAACTTAATAGAAAAATATTATTTCCAACTCCTGTATACTTTTATGATTTACCTAACGCTAAAGAATTAAATAAATACTTATTCAAACATATCAAAGCTTGGAAGAAAGCTGATCCTGAAGGAGAAAAGAAAACAAACTCTGGCTTTGGTTGGCACAGTAAAACAGATATGGATAAGAAAAAAGAATTTAATCCTCTTACTCAAGAACTATTTAAAATGGCTGAAGAGTGCAATAAAGATTATGGAGTACAACCTAAACTAGGATTAGGTAATATGTGGGCAAATGTTAGCCCTACATATTCGTACAACAAAACACACACTCACCCTAACTCATTATGGTCAGGTGTATATTATATCAAAGCGCCAAAAAACTCAGGTAAAATATTTTTAGAAGATCCTAGACCAGGACCAAATACACATATGCCTAGAAGAATTGAAGGTATGCCTGAAGCTTTATGGAGAGTATGTGCTTATGAACCTGTAGAAGGAAGAATGATATTCTTTCCATCGTGGTTGCCTCACGGCGTAGACATTAATTTAAATACAGATAAAGGCGAAAAGAACTGGCGTATATCTGTGTCCTTTAACTTTATACAAATATGAGTTTTAAGAAAAATAAATACCAAGTCATACGTGGTGCTATATCTAAAGAGTTAGCAGACGTTGCTTATAGATATTTACAAATATCTGCAGAAGCTGATAACTGGATGATAAACAATTATACCACCCATGTAGGTAATCCATTAGTTGGTAATTTTCATGATAAACAAGTACCAGGATCTTATGCTAAATATGCAGATAGACTTATGGAAGTTTTATTAGTTAAAACTATTGATGTTATGCAAAAGAAAACAGGACTTAAATTAGTTCCAACTTATTCTTACACAAGACTTTATAGAACAGGTAATATATTAAATAGACATAAAGATAGACCTAGTTGTGAAATATCAACTACACTATGTTTAGGTGGTGATCACTGGCCTATCTATCTAGATCCAACAGGAGCAGATAATGTTATTGAAGAATACAAAGGTATTATCAAACCAAGTGCACCATTAGGTGTAGAAGTTAATTTAAAACCTGGTGATATGCTTATTTATTCTGGCTGTGAATTAGAGCATTGGCGAAAACCTTTTGAAGGAAAGCTTTGCGGACAAGTGTTTTTACACTATAATCATGCAGATGGACGGTTTGCAAAGTCCAATTTGTATGATAAAAGACCTATGTTGGGTATACCCAAATAACGTTGATCTACAGCGCAATTTAATATAATCTAAATAAAACAGGAATTTCTATGCTACAAAAGATGAATTTTTTGCCTGGATTCAATAAACAATTGACCCCAACTCAAGCGGAGGGACAATGGATCGATGGCGACAATGTACGATTTAGGTACAACACCCCTGAAAAAATAGGCGGTTGGTTACAACTTGGTGAAAACGATATGACGGGTGCAGCAAGAGCTATGCATCATATTGTTAATAGATCAGGAACTAAGTTTTCTATTATAGGTACAAACAGAATTTTATATGTTTATTCTGGTGGTGTGTTTTATGACATACACCCAATTCGATCTACAACATCTTTATCTAATGCTTTTTCTACAACAAACGGATCCGCTGTTGTTACTATAACATTTAGTGGTAATCATGGTTTAGTAGCAGGTGATATTGTTTTATTAGATAATTTTACAGCTATTACAAATTCAAATTATTCAGCAACAGATTTCGATGATAAAAAGTTTATGGTTACAACTGTTGTATCATCATCAGTTATTACTATTACAATGTCGTCTAATGAAACAGGATCAGGAGCTGCAACATCTGGCGGTATAAGAGTTCAAGCTTATTACAGTGTAGGACCAGCAGAACAAGCACCAGGATTTGGTTTTGGTTTAGGACAGTGGAGTGGAACAGTATCGGGAGAAGCTATTACAACTTTGAATGGCGGTATCAATGCTTCAACAACTACAATAGTAT